ATTTATTCGGAGGTGGTACACCTAACTATTCAGAATTATTAGCAGAAGGAAACGCTGATAAAGAGAAGCTCGAGACACAAATGATGGAAGGAACACCTGGCTTTGGTGATGCGGCACCTCCAATGTTTTTCATAGGCTAGTGAGACGCCGAAAGAGAAAAGAGCCATACTTACAAGGTGTGTATAGACCTGTAACAAGCAAATATAAAGGAGGTCAAAACCCTGTGTATCGTTCCTCTTGGGAGTTGAGATTCTTTAAGTGGTGTGATTTGAATGACAATGTTGTCGAGTGGACAAGTGAGTCTGTAGTGATACCTTACACTTCACCTATAGACAATAGAAAGCATCGATATTTTGTTGACAACACTGTGAAAATTCTTGAGCGAGGAAAGCTAGTCAAATACCTGATAGAGATCAAACCAAAAAAACAAACAACTAAACCAAAATCACACGGCAACAAGAAACAGAGCACCATACTATATGAAAACATGAACTATATGAGGAACATGGCCAAGTGGGCCGCAGCAGAGAAGTGGTGTAAAACTCGTGGTTATAAGTTTCAAATATTAACAGAAGATCACCTGTTTAACAGTTAATAAGTATTTTTTTATATCGCTGAGTATAAATATTAAAAACTATGGCATTCAATTTATTAATCGAAACCGGTGATCAATCAGACTTCAACTACATAGTAGAAGAAGGAAACAAAGATCAACCATCAAGAGTTTACATCGAAGGACCTTACATGGTGGCGGAGAAGGTGAACAAGAACAAGCGATACTACGTCAAAGAAGAGATGGATAAAGAAGTGGAACGTTACACAATGGAGATGATAGGCAATCAACGAGCCATGGGAGAGCTCAACCATCCTTCTACTGCAGAGGTGGACCTAGAACGCGCATGTCATATAGTCACAGAACTTAAGAATGACGGTAACGAGTACATTGGAAAGTCTAAAATACTATCCACTCCATGTGGTAAGATTGTCGAGCATTTAATAAGAGACGGAGTCAAAGTAGGTATGTCCACAAGATCTCTAGGAAAATTGATCGAAGAGACTGGTGGTATCAACCGTGTACAAGACATGAAATTAGTCGCGATAGATTGTGTTGCAGATCCAAGTTACTCTGGCGCTTTCGTAGATGGTATACTGGAGAGCAAGCAGTGGGTATGTGATCAGAGTGGTAAATTCTGTGAGCTGTACGAAGGTTTCGAGAAGAGTATATCCACACTACCTCGTAAGAACTCCGACAATGTAATCAAGGAAGCTTTAGGAGCTTTCTTTAAATCACTTTAATTATGAAAACCAAAACAACACCATACAAGCCGGTTATTTCTAAGTTTATTAGTGATGTGAGCGCTGGAAATTATGCATCCGCAGACACACACTTGACTTCGATTATACAAAATAAACTACTGGAGCGCATAAATAATTTTAAGAATTTAAAAATCTTTAATAATCATGAGCGAAACTAATTTAAAATCATTACTAAAAGAGGCATCTGAAAACTTTACAGATGAAACTCTAGATCAAATAGAGTCAATGTTTAACGAGGCGGTAGACGCTAAGGTGTCTATCCATGTAGAGAAGGCATTGGTCGAACAAGACGAGTCCCATGCTGGTAAGCTAGGTCATTTATTAGAGTCTATTGATGATGATCATTCAGCTAAATTACAAAAGGTGGTTGAAGCTATTGACAAAAACCACGCTCAAAAGCTAGTACAGCTCGTGAAGAAATATGAATCATCACTCAATGAAGAGGCTGGTTCATTCAAAGACACTCTAGTTGAAAACATCAGCTCATACATTGATGAGTATATTGATGAAAAAATTCCGGTTAATGAAATTGAAGAGGCTGTTAAGAATAAAAAAGCAACAGCGGTGCTCGAGTCACTTCGATCCACACTAGGTGTAGACTTCGCGTTGGCTAAAAACACAATTCGTGACGCTATTCAAGAAGGAAAAGAGACAATTGATAAGTCACATGGACACATCAACGTGTTGCAAGAGCAAAACAATCAACTCGCCAGTAAGGTAGAAAAGTTATCCACACACATTCTATTGACTGAGAAGGCTCAGGACTTACCGGAAGAGAAGAGATCGTATGTATTTAAAGTGCTGAGTGATAAAGACACTCAGTTCATCACAGAAAATTTTGACTACACTGTGCGTCTGTTTGACAAGACAGAGCAGGATAGATTGACACAAATCAAACAAGAAGCAGTCGCTAAAAGACCTGCTGAAGTCGATCGTCCAATTGTAGAACAAACCCGCACAACTGAAAAACCAGTTGAAGATAAAGTTTCAAGCCCATTTGTTGACTCGATCATGAGTGAACTTGGGAAATTTTAAGTAGAGATCAATTGATCTGAGTAAATCAGAAAAGGAACCAAAATTATGTCACAAGTAAAATCTCCAAATTCTTACATTGACGAAGCTCGAGCATCCGTGCTCATGGAAAAATGGGCACCTGTTCTTGATTATAGTTCTAGTAATGTCGCAGCTATTGAAGACGACCACACTCGTTTGAACACCGCTATTCTCTTGGAAAACCAAGAGACATGGTGTTTGGAAGAGAACTATGGAACTGGCGGAAATTCCGCCGGAGGCACCTCTGGTGCTTTCGGAACCGGGACAAACGTTGGATCCACTGGTGGTAATGTCGGAAATACAGACTCTTACGCAGGAGGCGATGCTCGCCTGCCGAAGATTCTTATTCCGATGATTCGTCGTACATTCCCTGAGTTGATCACAAACGAAATCGTTGGTGTTCAGCCCATGAGTGGACCTGTTGGATTGGCATTTGCTTTACGTTATCGTTACGAAGAGGAATCTCTTGGTACAGGTATCGACGGCAAAACCTCTCCAGACGCAAGTCGCCGAGCCCGTGGTGGTCAAACCCTCACCGGTAATTCGGAAACGCAAGGCGCGGAAGTTGGTTACAACTACCTCGACACACGCTTCACCGGACAAGAGTCTAACCAGTTAACTGGTAAGAACTCTGATAATGTTGGAGTTTTCGGATCCGACGGATTCGAAGATGCTGACAAAGGTGTCGCTGCATTGCTCAACAACTACGAACTTACTGGTGATATCCCTCAAATGGTCGTCTCTTTCGAGAAGACTGCTGTTGAGGCTGGCACACGTAGGCTCGCTGCTCGTTGGAGCGTTGAATTAGAACAAGATCTTAAGAACATGAATGGTATCGATATCGATACTGAATTGACAAACGCTATGTCGTATGAAATTCAGGCTGAAATTGACCGCGAAATGATCATGCGAATGATTCAAACAGCGATCAATGGCGGTAGTGGTATCGGATACTCCAGCTGGACACCTGCTAGCGCAGATGGACGTTGGATGGCCGAGCGTAACCGGGACCTTTATGCTAAGATTATCGTAGAAGCGAATCGTATTGCTGTACGTAACCGTCGTGGAGCTGCCAACTTTATTGTTGCGACTCCTAAGGTTTGTGCAATTCTCGAGATGCTTCCCGAATTCCAGTGGATGTCCGTACAAGGCAATGTTAACACACAGCCTGTCGGAATCGCTAGAGTAGGTAATCTTGGAGGACGTTTCAACGTCTACCGTGACACACGTACAGAGGCTCAAGGGCCTAACGTTAACAAGGATAATGATATTCTTGGTAACCCTGGACGTCGCACGGAAGAGGTTAACTACGTACTTCTAGGCTATAAAGGACCTGAGTTCTATGACACTGGTATCATCTATTGCCCGTACATTCCAGTAATGGTACAGCGGACAATCGGACCAAATGATTTCGCCCCAAGGGTTGGTCTTCTCACACGTTATGGTGTGGTCGACAACATCTTTGGAGCTCATCTCTACTATCACCTCATCGTAATTAACGATATTGGTGCAGGAGATTCGTTTGGAAGATCCAGTAATCAAGTCAAGTTTTTATCTTAACTAATTACTCAATCGAGCCGTTGAAATGATACATACGGCGATAAAACAATTTTCGACTCTTACAGGTGATGCTGGGAGTCGTTTTTTTTTTTGTCTACTCTCTCCCGGTTAATATGAACCACACCTGCAACCAAATGATGAAACTAAATGCAACCACTCCGGCGCACAGCTCATAGATTGCTTGAATTTTGTTGGCTTTCTTCATGGGTGATATTTACTGACGAGTTGTCTTCACAAACGGTGTGTCCATATCGACTAAATTCTTGAACTCAGACAATTGTAACAATGATGCATGACTCACCCTGAATGGATTGATATCAATACCACCACGTCTAACATACAGACACGCGACTGCCAGCTTGATTGGATTGAATGTATCCTGCAATCTCTTGTACACAGTCTCGCATATCTCTTCATGGAAATGACACTCGTCTCTGAATGAAACAACATACTTGAGCAGACTCTCTATACTCGGTTGAAATCTACCAATCATGTAGATGTACACATCACCCCAGTCTGGCTGACTGGTCACTCGACAGTTACTCTTGAGCAATGAACTATGATACCTGGTCAGGTAGCTATCTTCATGAATTTCATCCACATGTTCAAGTAGTTCTGGTGTCTCGTTATACACATCACATTCAATTTCACTCACATCAAGCACATCTTCAATTGTAGTGTAACTCTTAAAGTAGTTCTCACCACATTGCAGCTCGCTAGCTGGATATACACTAACCTTAACATCTGTTTCTAACAACCCGGATAGATCTTTTGAGCTGATTTGCTCAATTGATCTTATCACACTATCCACTGTCACACCCAATCTGGTCATGTTGAATGAATTAAAGTAAAGCTTGATACTCTTACTCTCCACGATGCTAGGGCTATCACAAGAATACATCACCTTGGCGTATCCAGTCACCGGTACTCCATTGTCAGTCAGCGCTGATATCTCATACGCATTCCATACATCACATCCTACAAATGGTAAGTTTTCATCTGTGATATTTAGATGTGTTCTGTTGTTGATTCTAGG